ATAATTTAAGAGGTTTATATAAGAATGAACGGTAAAGGCGACAAACCCAGACCAATAGCAGACCGTGAGGAATTTAATAAGCGGTTTGACAATATAGACTGGGATAGTAAGAAAGATACTAAGACTCCCTTATTAGACGAGGTTATGGAGAGGACAACAAAACCTATTGTTAGAATGCTATCAGATAAACTCGACCAAGAGATTCAAGAAGAGCTACATAAAAAACTTGACAAACAATCCTAATTATGGTATAATGTCCCCTAATGGAAAAATCAGAAATTAAGAAAGAATTAATCGAGATTTTAAAACTCCTAAAGGGGATATGCACTAAGCTACAGCGAATAGTTACAAACATATAACCTTAACCCTAATCAATTAAAGGAACTTAAAGGCAATCACGACTCAAACGAGTTATGGTTGCCTTTTTTTATTTATGACAAAAGAAGAACTATTAGCAACCAACCCTACATATGACCAGTACATAGAAGACTGGAAGTTCCATCGTGATAGCTACTTAGGTGGCAGTTGGTATCGTGACGGCAAGTACTTAATGCAACATCCTTTTGAGAGTGCCGAGAATTATCAGAGGCGTGTACAGACTGCCTACTTCTATAACTACTGCTCTCCTATCATAGACATTTATGTATCACACTTATTCAAAGAACTACCTAAGAGAGACTTCGGCAGTTTAGCGACTGACCCACTATTTGAGAACTTCTTAGTTGATGCTGATTTTGACAACACTAGCTTTAATCAATATATGAGAGATGCACAGAGAATGGCTAGTTATTATGGTCAAGTTCATATCATTATAGACAAACCTACAGTCGACACAGACACCCAATTCGATGCAATAGAAGAAGACATAAGACCTTACCTGTCTACGATTACTCCTGAAAACTTATTAGACTGGGAATACACAAGACTTGCTAATGGTAGGCAAGTTCTTTCAATGGTCAAGATTAAGGAAGGCAATAACTTCCGCATATGGTCACAAGTTGACTGGGAGTTATGGGCTGTTGATGAAGAAGGCGAACCAATCCTGATCGCTAGTGGTGAACATAACTTAGGCATTGTCCCTATGGTTACTTTATACAACCGTAAGAGTAACATCCGTATGGTTGGGCTATCTGACATACAAGATATAGAAGACATTAATAAAAACATATACTACTTGTGTAGTGATGCAAAAGAGATTATCGAGAACACAGCGTTCCCGATGTTGGCAATGCCTTATGTGAAACCAACTATGGAATCACCAACAGTTACTGGTCCTAAGAACATTATACAATTTGACCCTACTGAAGCTAACTCTAAACCTTTTTGGTTAGAAGCTCCTCACAGTTCGCTAAGTGAGATTAGAGAATGGGTTGGGCAAGACATAAATGAGATATTTAGAATTGCTAAGATGGGCGGAGTTAGAGGCACACAGACAGACACACAGGCTAAAAGTGGTATTGCATTAAAGATTGAGAACCAACAGTTAGAAGCTGCTTTATCGGAAAAGGCAGACAATGTAGAGCAGGCTGAATGGGATATATTAACTATATGGGCTGCGTGGCAAGACCAAATATTTGACGGCTCTATTGAATACCCTGACAGCTTTAACTATGACGATTTATCTACTGACCTAGACAACGCTATTAAGAGCCAGACTGTACGGATACCGAGTAAGACTTTTGAGAACGAAAGAGCTAAGAAGGTTGTTGATGGTTTAATGCCTAAGCTAGACGAAGCAACAAGGCAAACTATATTTAGTGAGATTGATACAGGTGGCTTGACTAATACAGAGGATTTAGCAATAAAGTTCGGAGTTGGTGAGGAAGTTGGCGAGTAGGACTGTAATAAACGCTGCTACTACTAAAGAGCAAGTATTCGAGGATTTAAGATTATTGCACGAGAAGAGGTTGGCAACGGCTATAACAGCTTTAGAGGCTGAAGTAGTTGCCCTAGTAAGTGAGTTAGAAACAAGTGGCGGATTACTCCTAACAGGTCAAAGCAACTTGGACAACGCCTTTAGAATGAGAAGTGACTTAGTTGGATTGTTTGAAAAAGAATATGGTGTATTTGTAACAGAGACTGTCAACGACTTTGACGAAATGGCATTAGCTGTTAAAGACTATCTGGATAGGGTTGGCATAAGCTCCGTATTCAGTGAGGGCGACATCCAGACTATAACAGCATTAAAAGAAGGCTCATTTGTCAAGTTGGATGTACTAGGTAAACAGTTTCAATCAGTATTAGCAGACGAGATATACACAAGTACAATAAGTGGTAGAAAGTTTTCAGATATGGTATTAGCTATTAAAAACAGTTTAGTAGGTATTGAAGATATGGCAGGTAGACCGATGGCTTCACACGCTAGCCAATTAGCCCACGATGCTTTGGTCGGTATGGACAGAAGTATAAGTGCCAAGAAGGCATTAGAGGCAGGTGTTGAAGACTATCTTTACTTTGGTTCTACTGTTAGAGACTCAAGAGATTTTTGTGTACTACACGCAGGAGAAACAAGACCTGAAAGTGAATGGATAGAAATTGGTACGGGTACTTGGCAAGGCAAATCAAGCGATGATTTATTCGCAGACGCAGGAGGTTATAACTGTGGACATACTTTAGTCCCAGTTCCGTAATGTATAGTCAAGGACAAATAGAGTTATGGACTAAGGCTGTCAACATAGGTAGGCAAACAGCCATTAAATGTGGTGGCGACTGGCGACTATATACTAAAGAGATTTTCCTTAAGCTACAAATGGCAGAGAGTATTGTCAATGAAGTAAGACTTAAAAGACCTGACGAGTGGGCAAGTATGACCAAAGAAGAGAAATCAGAAGTTTCTGCTCAAGCTATAAGGGCGATACACGATAGAGCTGAAGTACAAAAGTATTACGATAGGTTGAATTAATGGCGAAACCACAAGGTAGTAGACATAACCCAGCTAAGGAAGTTTTCCCTATACCTGTAGATGCATTAGTAAGTGCTTTTGGGATACCTAAAGTATCATTAGCTGAAGGTCTTTGGGCTCATAAGAATGTTATGGGTCGTGGCGAATCTGTGATGGATGAATGGATTGAGGGTTTAATTCTTAATCTTACAGGGGTTGTTGGAACTTTTGAAGTAGGAGAGGTTGTTACAGGCAGTGAATCTAAATTTGATGGAGAAGTAACTGCCATTAATGGCGATTCTTTAACTATTGAAACTTTTTTTCAAGGATGGGACACAACGACCCCAGATGTTATTACTGGTGGGACAAGCAGTGCTACTGGCAATTTAGCTACAGTAACTGGTGCGAGTATTACTTATAACGCAAATGAAAGTACGGTTAGTTTAAATGTAACAAGTACTGCAGGTGACAGAGCAATAAGACAGAGTGCAAGACCAATAGCTTATGTGTCAGGCAAGGGCCAAGTCTTTAAGGGAACTGGTATTTTTGCAAGTGGTGAGATTAGTATTGTAAGGCGTGATAGTACGGGTGGCAGTGTTAAAACTAAGACCTATCCACAAGCTGAATGGAATAGAGATAAGTTCGATGGCACTAATGATAAAGATGGTAATCCAAGTGAGATTGATTTAGACCCTACAAAAAGAAATATTTATTGGTTAGACTTGGAATGGTTGGCAGCTGGTAAAGTTAGACTTGGATGTGATTTTGACGGTAAGCAATTGATTGCCCATCAAATTAACCACGCTAACACCGCAATAGAATATGATGACGAAACAAGTGATAACGGCAATAGACCTTATATGTCTACAGCGAGCTTACCAGTAAGATATGAAATTTATAACGACGGTACAAATGTTTGGCAATGGTTAGGTTATGGCAATGCTAAAGATGGGATATTCTTTCAAATAAAAACTACTAATTCAGACGCAACGACTATGAAAGAATTTTGTCATGCAGTTGAGAGTGATGGCGGATACATCTTGCCTGGATTAGAGTTTAGTACTTGCGTATTGCCAACACAAAGCATTGATGAAAGAACTCCAATATTAGGTATTAGATTGAAAGATACTTTTGCAGGCAAAGATAATAGAAAGATAGTCAGATATTTGAATGCTAAGTATTTTGCAAAAACTAATGACACTTTTTTCGAGTTAGCTCATATACATCGTCCAACAGATATTACAGGTGATTGGGTCGATATTGAGACACATGGTAGTGGGTTGCAATATTCTACTAATTTAACTTTTACTGCAAGAGGCGAACATATTATTGATTCAGATGATGTAAGTGCTGCTGGTGGTAGTAAAGGGGCTAGTGCAGGTGGTTCTACCAGCCTATCAGTTAATCAACATAGTTTTATTGCTAGAGATATTAACAATACTGGTGGTCAATTTTTCGTTATTTACGCAACGCCACATACAGGTACAGCATTAGTAAAGGCTAATTTAACAACAATAGAGTTTGATTAAACTTGACGAAGTATAAGCGTAGCCAAACAGGGCTTTAAACCGACTATAGCCGATGGGCTTTAAACAGATGGAGAAAATATGTCAGAAGAAAATAACACACAAGAAGCGGTGACGACTGAAGGTGAACAAACCCAAACAACGGAAAAGACTGAAGAGCCACTTTCACAGGCTAAGGTTCAATCATTAATTGATGACGCATATACAAGAGCTTATGCTAAAGCTAATAAGGCTAAGACAGGTTCAGATACTGAACTACAAAATGCTAATCAACAGATTGAAGACTTAAAAAAACAAGTAGCAGCAGGTAACAAGAAACCAACAGGGAATGTGATAGACCCTGATGAAATGGCTGCTATTAATAAAGCACACCAAGACCGAGAAGCAGAGTTAACAAGACAGCTAGAAGACAACAATAAGACTATGCAACAGGATAGAAAAAACAGGGCTTTAATAGATTCGTTATCAGACAAAGAAGTAGTTAACATTACTGATACTATGAATCTAATGCAACCGTTCATTTCTTTTGATGATGAGGGTAATATGGTTGTATTGAATGAGAACGGTAATCCAAAGCATACGGCTGATGGTGGTCTAATGACAGTTAAAGACTTTGCAAGTTCCTTTTTAGAAGATAGACAATATCTTGTAAAAGGTTCTCAGGGCGGTGGAGGTTCTCAAAGTGCTGTGTTTAGTGAAGGTGGAAAAATTAATATTGAAACGCCAGAGCAGTATCGTGCGTTATCCCGTGAGCAAAAAGATGCTATTAAAAAGCAAGGTATTAAGATGACTGTGGGGAATAAAGTAGTTTCATTTAAAGAAACTAAGAACCCGTTCATAGATGCTAAAAAGCGTGGGATTGCACGAGACAATAGAAGATAGCTCTAGGCAATAGGAGGAAACAAAAATGGCTGATGAAATAACAACCAGTACGGTAAACGAATTTGTAGCAGCGGAGATTGTATCAGACGATATAATTGAAGCGGCTTACTCTGCGGCTATTATGCCTGCACTTGTAAAGGTGTCTAGCATAACTGGAGAGAATACGCTTACCGTCAATATGTCTAAAATGCCAGAACTTGCTGCTGACGACTTAACAGAAGGTACAGACGCTGCTAATACAGCGTTTAGTCCTAGTGAAGTTCCAGTAACAGCAAGAGAAGTTGGTATTATGCTAACAGTTGGTGATGTAGCTGCCAGTACAGGTGTTGCTAATCTTGCTGATTATAGCGGAGAATTAGGCAAAGCTGTTGCAAAGAAAATTGATGAAGATTTACTTGCAGAGGCTGCTGACTTCTCTAACAGCGTTGGTACTACAGAAGTTGATATGACAGAGCAAGACTTCTTAGATGCTATTTATGTACTTGAAAATGGAAATGCACAAGGTCCTTTTGTGGCTGTGTTACATCCTATTCAAGTTGCTGACTTAAGGAAAGCTCTTAGCTCCTCAACAGGTGCTATCTGGGGTGGACCTTCAGTACCAAGTGGCGACTTAGGGGCTTTTGCTTCTCTTTATGGCATTGATGTATTTAAGTCTACTAACTGTGCAAGTGTTGATACTAATGCTAACAGACAGGGCGTAATGATGCCAATGGGTCAAAGTTCTGGACTTGCTTATGTAAGTAAAGAAGGCGTTAATACAGAGTTCCAAAGAGATGCGTCTCTTAGAGCGACTGAAATTGTAACTACTGTAGTGTATGGTGACGAATGTGTTAACCCTGCTGCTAACGGTGGTGTAGCTATAATTACGGACCACGAGTAGGAGGATAACTAATGGGAAGAACGCACAGTAAACAATATCTAAAAACAGCGATGGTAAATGGTGGTGCAGCAGGTGATATTACCTTAACAGGTGTAGCACTCGCAGATACATTAGAAAGTGTATTTGCTGCAGCTTTTACTATTAACTCGGCAACTCCTGCTGATAACGACCCAATAGACCTTACGAGTTCTGTTGGTGATGTTACTAGCGAGTTTTCGATTACTGCTGCTGATACAATCAATAACACAGGCGGAACTTCAACTGCGGACAATATATTAATTGTCCAATATTGGCAGTCTGTTTAAATAATTAATTAGGGGGATAGGTTCATTACCGAAAAGCAAGAATCCGACTTGCCCTCCCCTTAATCATTATCGGTTTATAGACGGAGTATAATATGAGCGACA